TATTGAAGCGAGCCTTCTTCATTTCTTGGCGCATCTGTAAGCGCCGGTGAGCCGCCCCTAGCTTTGGTGAGACACATTCGACACAACCTCCAGTTGAAACCCAACGTTCGGCAACGTGGCCGTGTTTGCAAGGCAACCCGGTAAAGTAGCGAAGTTTTCCTTCAACTACGGCTTTATGCCGCACTTCTTGGTTTCTTCCGTAATTGGGATTATCTTTCCGGCCTGGGTGCATACATTCATCGCAACCACCGTTAGAAACTTGTCGCCGCGATAGATGACCACGGGAACAAGGCTTTCCGGTGAAATACCAGACTTCGCCTTTTTCAGCCGCTTTGCGTCTTTCCTGTTCCATGAAAACTACGATAGCAGATAGACAAAAAGCCATCAAGGGGTTATTTTACCCCGGCAATACCCCGATAGATAAAATAAATAATATCAACAACTTATGTAGAAAATTTTGCAATATTTTTATACCCCGACTACTTTAGCACTCTCTACAGTAAAACAGGTGTATAAAATAATATAATAGGTATATAGATGTATATATATCTACTATCATTATTATAATACGAATGTATGCGTCTAGCATTTATACATTTTTAATGAGGTACGGGGTATCTAAGAGTGTATATAATGGAAAATAAAGGTAATAGGTTACACACCCCGGCCATACCCCAATACCCCGACTGAAGGATCAATCTATTGACCTATTGCAATCAGATCCTCTGATGGCTTACACTTGTGGCTGTGAGCAGAGAATATTCATTGACGGCCAAACAACAGCGCTTTGCTGTGGAATATTGCGTCGATTGGAATGCTACCCAAGCCGCTAAGCGCGCTGGATACAGTGAGATAACGGCCTACCAATCCGGGTCTGAGAATCTAAAAAATCCTCAAATTGTGGCCGCCATCGAAGAGCGAAAGGCGGAACTTGCTGCTGCCGCAGGACTTAGCCGCGAATGGGTGCTCCGGCAATGGCGGCAAATTGCTGAGGCCGATCCCAATGAGCTCACTCAGGTGCGCCGCGTCAACTGCCGCCATTGCTATGGCGTAGGGCATGGTTATCAGTGGATTGACGAAGCCGAATTCGTAGCGGCCTTTGATGTATGGAGCCGCAAGCACCCTGAAAAGCAGGGGCTGCCACCAGACGGCCTGGGTGGATTTGGTTTTGATGTGAATCGCGAGCCTGCTTCTGACTGTCCTGCCTGTTTTGGCGATGGCTTTGAAGTGGTCCATATTGCTGATACGCGCAAGCTCAAAGGCTCAGCGCGGCGGCTGTTTGCTGGCGTTGAGCGGACCAAAGAGGGATTAAAGATCAAGATGCGCGATCAGGATGCAGCTCTAAAAAATATCAGCGGTTATTTTGGGATGCTTGTGGAGCGGAAGGAAATTAGCGGCCCTGGTGGCTCGCCGGTACAGGTTGCGGTCACTGACTTGAGCGATGAGCAACTGGCGGCGCTGATTGTCGGGGAAGCGCCGCCAGTTGCCGACTAGACGATGTAGCCAAAAGAGACGTGAGCCGTCTCGATAATCTCTGTTTTGCCATCACGAATCACAGCACAGACGATTGTGCCGTAGATGAGCGATTTGTCGTCGATTGCGATGCTGATGATCGATTGATCATCGTAGAGCGCGTCCTCAATGCTTCCGTAGTCTTGGTGCATGACGATCCTCCATTACGTCCAAGATAGCAGATTACTAGTAGCCTGTCAATAATTATTTGTGATATTATTCGCTACAAATCTGGCGTGAGGAATGACAATGACCAAAAACGCCAGATTTGGCATAAAATCATCCGGGGCTGGTGGAGAACGAAATCACTTCACGTTCTCCACCAGCCCCGGATGATTTTATGCCAAATCGGTTTGCTGGATGATCCTGATTGCGCTATCCAAATCATGACCCTTGTTGTGCAGCTTTTTGAGCTCTGTGATCACTGCGAGCAGTGTCGCTTTGCTGATTGCCGCCGATGATGCAGTTGCGGTGAGGCTTACGGCTGCCTTGGGTGTGAGTGTCGCTGCCATCTGCTAAACTCCTCGATATGATTTCGGTGCAGGATGCAGCTCGGGAACTACTGGCGCGGCGTAAAGCCCGCCGGTCGATCTACGATTACATCCTGTACACTACCCCGAAGTATAAGCAATCTCTCTTCGCCGAACTCGTCTGCACTGCAATCGATAAATTTATCGTCGACATGCAGGCTGGCAAGAGACCGGTTTTGATCCTTCAAGCGCCGCCCCAACACGGCAAATCTGAAATCATATCACGCAAACTTCCGGCCTACTTGATGGGTCGCTTCCCTGACTTGCGCATCGGCACGGCCAGCTACTCCGATGAGCTCGCTGGAGCGATGGCCCAAGATGTGCGCCGCAACATCGCGAGTGCTGAGCATCGCCTGCTATATCCCCTGGCGGGAGAAAAGAGGAAGTATGACGTCAATCGAATTGGTGAATTTAACAATCCAATTGGGTCAGGTAGCTATCTCGGTGTTGGTATTGGTGCTGGTCTCACTGGTCGTCCGGTTGACATTGGGATTATCGACGATCCTATTAAAAACGAAAAAGAAGCCCTGAGCGAGACGACCAAAGAAGGCCATTGGAATTGGTATCAATCCGTCTTCACTACGCGCCTATCTGAGTACAGTGGCCAGATTGTCATGGCCACAAGTTGGGCAGAAGATGACTTGCCCGCTCGCATCCTGGCGCATTTCCGGGGTTCTGACCGTCTAACTCATCTTGCTTTCCCTGCAATCAATCTGCCCGATGATGTTGGATACAATCTCTGCCTGCCTGAAGGCGCTCTTGTTCCCGGACTGCACAGCCTTGAGAAGCTCCAAGAAACCAAGGCACTGCTTTCCGACTATTGGTGGTCTGCGCTCTACCAGCAATCGGCTAAGGCTTTGGGCGGCAACGTCTTCAAAGAGTTCGGCATCCAATACTATTTGCCGAAAGATCTGCCCGCAAAATTTGATAAGGTCGTCGACTCGTGGGACTTCACCTTCAAGGACACGGATGGCACTGACTTTGTAAGCGGCCAGAAGTGGGGTAAGCGTGGTGCTAATTGCTACTTGCTGGCCCACGAGTATGCCCGCATGAGCTTCACGGAGTCAATCAAGGCCACCATTCACCTTCACAATCAGCAACCGCAAGCGCGAGAGATTCTGATCGAGGACAAAGCCAATGGTCCTGCCGTCATCGACACTCTCAAGGCTCACGTCCCCGGCATCATCCCGATTGAGCCCGATGGCTCGAAGCTGGCCAGAGCTCACGCGATCACCAGCTATTGGGAAGCTGGCAATGTGTGGCTTCCACATCCCGATATTGCGCCTTGGGTAGTCTCATTCGTCGATGAGCTCACCGGCTTCCCGGCGGCGGCTCATGATGACCGGGTAGACGCCATGACTCAGGCCTTGCGCCGTCTCTATCCGTTGCTTGGTAGACTCAAGATAAGCGAAGATGTACTCGCAGCCGTATCGAGGTGACTATGATTCCTGACAATGGCTATTGCCGAAATAAAGTTCGACTTTTCGGCTTTCTTTGGAAAGTGCGTTGCTGGCATATTCTTCCGTTCTGGGATGGCGCGACCGGCAGCCGATATTGCCCCAAGTGCGGCAATCGCACAATGTTACCGTCTCGACCCAAAGCGATTGCGGTTCCGCGAGGGCATTATGTTTAATTGGGTCAACCGAAAGAAACCCGAAATTGTCGAGGCGGCTCGCGTCGAGCGACACAGCAAATTGAATGCTGCAATCGCGAAAGCTTCTGGCGAAATGAGGCCTGCGAAGACCTACACTTTTCCGATTCAGCCACCAACTCTCCCTCCCGGTGTGGTGCCTTCGGGAGAAAAGCCAGCTATTGCAATGGACTCGGGCATCTATGATTTTGCTCGATTTGCTTATGATGGCCAGACATGTGCTGCAGGCTTCCCAGGCTACTCATATCTCGCTCAGCTTGCGACTCGTGCAGAATTCCGGGCATTCGCGTCCGCTCTCTCGACCGAAATCACTCGCGAGTGGATCACGCTCACGAGCTCTGATAGTTCGGGGGATAAGACGTCGGGCAAAATCGCAGATATCGAAGCCGAGATGAAGCGGCTTGACGTGCAGCAAGTCGTGCAGAAGGCTTTTGAGCACGATAGCTATTTCGGTCGCGGCCAAATCTTCATTGATCTTGCTGGCCATGATCGTAAAAAGCCATTGGTGCTATCGCCG